TGGATCATTTTCTGGTAGTCAAGTAGATTGTGGGTTGTATGGTACTGGTCAGACTGATCTTCCCGGCCAGGAGCCCGGTGGTGGTGGACCAGGAGAACTTCATTGGATTTCTACAGGTTGTTGTTCTGGTTCCGGTGGTTCAGATCAGGATGGTGAATGTGAAGATTGTGCGCAGTGTGAAACTGCATGGCCGTGCCACATGTGTGATGGTTGTAATGATAGGGAGACCGATGGTGAGGGTGGTACTCTTCCCGGTGATTGCGGAACGCCATGCGCAAGAATAGCAAGTTTACATCATGGTGCAGTTGGGACCGGTGGTGGTGGCAAAAATCCATGTTTTGGGTCAGGCCGAGGACAACTTCGACCCGAGGCTGGGACTCAGGGTCGAAGTTGTCCAACGGGCTCATGTGGGAGTAAGTGCCAAGAAATATGCGGTCCGTGTTTTGATTTGCCTGGTGAATGTTGCGGCGCATTGCCTGGCATCGGTGGTAAGACCCCAGATTGTTTCGCCTGCAAATGTGAGGACAATGGTGAACCATGTTGTCTGTGTAGTGACCCCGATAGTTACGGGCAGTGTCCCAACGTGTTTTGTTCTGAATTTGGGGTATATAATTTTGAATTGCCAGGGGGATATCCCGGTGATTGTCCGTGTGACTTGTGTGAGTGTGGTGTGTGTGGTGATGAACCGTTATTATTAGGAGGTTCCCCTGCCGACACAACCTATGTCAGATTACCAAGTGGTGATTGTATTTGGATGGAATGTTCTGGGGATGATTGTCCTTTCCCAGAATGTGAAGAAGAATAAATATAATTATAGGAAACTAGTAAAATGAGCATTCAACACAGATCAAAAATAAAATCAGCATTTAATTATAGCGAAAATCTTTCAGATTTTGGTGCATGTTGTGATCCACATGCAGACTCTGCTTATGGCTCTACTTATCTTGATTGCATATCATCTGGTGGGTATTTCCAAGGATTAGAAATTGGAGATGATCCAACAAGTGTTGTATGCCCAGACATAGCAGATGTTGCATGTTGCTGTTCATGTAGTTATGTTGAAAATTTTAATGAATTTTTTAGTGAGCCAGATTCATATATGGGAGGTATTTCTGAAACTACTTTCTGTGATTGTAATAGTAAAGGTGGTATATGGGCAGGTGTTCCTTGTGCAACATTTGATAGTATAGAATTGGTAAATAGTTTATGCAGAAGTCAAGGTCCAGACAATGATGTTAGATATCCTGCTGCTTGTTGCGTTAAAGATCAAAGCAATAACGAAACCTGCTACAATGTTTGCTCAGATGTAGAGTGTTTGGAAAAATTAAATAACGATCCTTGTTGCCCAGAAAATGGAGAAGATTGTGAACCAGAGCAATTGTGTGGTTCATATCAAGTAAATTCTATATGCTACGAGGAAGCAGTTGGTGGTTATGAGCCTGCTGATTGTTATAGTGGTACTTTTTATGGTCCGATGGGAGCAACAAGAGGAAGATTAACAGGTTTATGGAATGCAGATAATATTACGGATGAAAAGAAAAAAGAAATATATCACACTTCAGTAAATCGTGGAATAAAAAGTGCAAAAGCATCATCATGTGTATATGATGAAGATAGAACTATAAAATGTGATGTACTAAATCAAAAACTATGTGAAACAAAAAAAGGAATGTTTGCTGGTTTTGATCAATCCTTTGATCCTTATCTTTGTGATTCTAATAGATCTATTGGTATGATGGATTATAAGAAAAATAAAAAAATAAGTTCTAGTAATATTTCTGAATGGAAAATCGGTAATGATGTTTGGAACTTAGGAACATATGCTGGTATATTCTATACAAAATCTTCCGAGCATGGGAGAGGTGTAGAATGTGAAGGTAATTCTGAAACCGGTTCTGGGGTATCATATTATTCTAACACCAATGAAATTGAAGATTCTGGTTCAAAGAAATATGCAATTATTGTTGCACCATATGAAATTACTTCTGCATCTCTTGGTACAGATTATAATGCAAATGCTACAAATTCACTTTGGAATGCAATATTAAATGATACCAATTTTTCATATTCTAACGTAAAGAAAATAATCAATAATTATTATGATAATACACATGTTAATTGGATCATTCCTTCAAAAGATATATTGGCTTTTATTCATAAACAAGTGTACTCTTCAGAATTTCAAACGAATTTGAAAACGTACAACAATCCCCAAAAGAACTTCATTGAGTTTAACATGGGATATTATTGGTCATCCTCATTATATAAAGTAAATAATATTCGTTATGCGTATGTTCAAAAATTTGGGGAAAAGAATAACACATTTGTATCTGTGTGTAACCCCCGTAACTCCTCCCACAAATTAAGACCAATATTAATGATTGAAATATATTAATTTTTATCTTGTTTTTTGTTTATTGGGAATTATAATAAAGTTAAATTATGGAGATTTAAAATGAGCGATGAACCAACCGAAGGTGAAGTACAATTCCGAAAAGTTCCCGCAGATCCAAATAAGAGGGGACTGAAGAAGAAATTAAGCATGATTCAAAGTTTTGCTAGTGCTTTGGCTTCTAGAAATCTAAACAATCAAAAAGCAAACAAACCAATAAAGCAACTTAGGGTTTTAAGTTGCTTTGGTAATCAAGGTTCTGGTGGACTACTTCCTCCTTGTGAACACTTATTGGAAAGTAAAACTGAAGAAGGTAAACATTATTGCGGCGCTTGTGGATGCGGAGATACGAAAAGAACATGGTTGATCCAAGAAGCAGATGAATATAGCAAATTAGATTACCCAAAAGTTGCATGTCCTTTAAATATGCCAGGTTTTGCTAATTACATTGTAAGCACTCCAGATGAAGCAGATGAACCAATTACTAGAAAATACTACATCGAGAATGTAGATTATGAGGTCATTGAGAAAATTCCAGTAAAATTAGGAAAAGAAGCAGAACCAGAAGAATAAAAGCCATGCTATTTAATCAATACTCCTGATGTCATTTTATACATATTAGAAGAAACATTAGGAGTATTTTTTATGTCCATATCTTCTAAAGATGATCTTATTGCCTATTCTTTAAGATCTCTGGGTGAACCAGTTATAGAAATCAATGTTGATCGTCAACAGTGTGAGGATAGGGTAGAAGATGCCTTAGATTTATTCTCACAGAGACATTTTGATGGCGTTGAGAAAGCATTTTTCAAGCATCAAATAACTCAAGCAGACAAAGATAATTTATACATCGACACCAGCAATTTTGGTCCAATTAATGGTATTACCGGAGATGCACCAACGGGTACTGATATAGTTTCAGTAGTGAAGGTGTTTCAGTTTGGAAACTTTGCTAACATGAATATGTTTGATGTTAGATATCAAATGGCTCTAACTGATTATTTTGGTATAAATAGAGGATTGGGAGGCAACAGTTCAATGGGACTGGCTAGATACGATTCCACCAAAAGATATATTAATATGATCCAAGATATGTTCCAACCAGAAAAAATGATAAGGTTTAACAAAACAACAAATAAATTACATTTAGATACTAGATCAGCAGATCTGACTCTAGGTAATTACCTAATGATAGAAGCATATGTGAAATTACCATCAACCACATTCACTGAAATATACAATGACATATGGTTAAAGAAATATACCACTGCATTAATAAAAAGACAGTGGGGTCAAAATATGTCAAAATTTGATGGAGTGCAATTACCGGGCGGAGTCTCACTACGGGGTGGGGAAATATATGCACAAGCGGCAGAAGAAATAGAGAGAATTGAAGAGAAACTTCAACTTGAATATGAATTGCCTATAGATTTTATGACAGGATAATTAGATGGCAAGAAATCCTTATTTTAAAGAATATCATGGGGAACAAGACCTCATAGAAGATCTTACCATAGAAACAATAAAATCTATGGGAAAAGATATGATCTATATTCCAAGAAGTCTTGTTAACGAAGATAAATTGTTCGGAGAAGACACTACATCTAAATTTGATGAAGGTTATTCTTTAGAAATGTATATTCAATCTGTTGATGGGTTTGAGGGTGAAGGTGATATTCTTGGAAAATTTGGAATAGAAATAAAAGATAGAATTGAACTTATAATTTCAAAAAAGAGATTTGAAGAAGAAATAACCGTATATGAATCCATCACCAGACCAAGAGAAGGTGATTTGATATTCTTTCCTATTAGTAAAACTCTGTTTGAAATTAACTTTGTAGAACACGAAAATCCTTTCTATCAGGCAGGAAAACTCTACACTTACAGATTGAAATGTGAGGTATTTACCTATAGCGAAGAAGAAATTGATACTGGGTTTACGGATGTTGATTCTATAGAAGAAGCAAGAAAGAAATTTGCTGTTGAGTTTGACCTCGGTACAAGAGTAAGTGATTCTGCATATACAAACTTCTTTGAGGGTGAAACTATATTCCAAGTTTCTGGAACCACTGGTTCTAGTGCATCTCTAACAGATGCAACATCAACAGCAGTTGCTATTGATTGGGAATCCACTCTCACAAAATTAACTCTTACAAATATAGTAGGAACAATATCCACAGCATCAGGTGAAACCATCAAGGGTGCAGTCTCTGGTGCAGAATATGAAATTAATAGTAGCACAACAACTACACTCATTATTCCACATGAACCTACAGATAATTTACCATCTGGTGACAACGAAGACTTTGAACTTCTAAGAGATCAAGATTCCATCTTTGATTTCACTGAAGTGGATCCATTCTCGGAGGGTGATTACTGATGTTTACTCAATTCTATAATGAATCTATAAGAAGAATGGTAATTGGATTTGGTTCTCTGTTTAATGATATTCGTGTTATCCGCAAAAATGTAGATGGAACTACAAAAGAAACTATTCGTGTCCCTGTTGCATATGGTCCAAAAGAAAAATTCATAAGAAGGATAAACGAATCCAGTAGTATATCGGATGGATCAAGAGTACAAATAACACTCCCCCAATTGGGTTTTGATATTACGGGATTTAATTATGATAATACTAGAAAGACAAATAAATTAAGAACTAGATCATATACACCTTCTGATGGTTTGTCATCTTCTTGGAATTATAATGAAGTTCCATATAATGTTTCTTTTGGTTTATATGTTTTTGCAAGAAATCACGATGACAATCTACAAATAGTAGAACAAATTCTTCCGTATTTTACTCCAGAGTTTATTGTTACTCTAAAAATAAATGATATCAATAATAAGATAGATGTTCCTATTGTCCTAAACTCTGTAAATACTACAGAGGAATATGAGGGAGATTTTGATACTAGAAGAAACATCACTACGACTTTTGATTTTTCAGCAAAAACATACATATACGGTCCAGCCAAATCTTCCAAGATTATTCTACAATCAGAAATTGATATATTTGGAAGTTCAGAGAAGTTTGGTTATCCCGTTACTGGCGCACACGATCTTCGCATTGGTATAACTGGTGGATTCACAGGTGAGGGATACACCGCAGGTAATAGGGAATATTATGAGCAGTATTATGAAACCTAAAAAAACAGTGAATGAAAAACTTTCAGATGCTTTGGAAACTGATTTTATAGAAAATCCCAAAGAATTAGAAACTAAAACAAAAAAACTACCACAAGTAATTGATAATCTTTCTCATGAAGAAACTGATTATATGTTAGTCAGAAGAAACATGAAAGATCTCATATCAATAGGTGAGGATGCGATTGATGGTATTGTTAGAGTAGCAACCGAGGGAGATGCTCCGCGAGCATATGAAGTTGCTGCTCAAATGATTAAAACAGTTTCTGAAATGAATCAAGATTTAATAGATCTTCATAATAAAATGAAAGCCTTGAAAAAAGAAGAAACGAATATATCAACAACAAACAATTCCATATATGTTGGATCAACAAGAGATCTTTTGGATTTGGTTAATGAGTCCAGAAGTTCAAAGAAGGCGATTGAGAGTGATATTATTGATATTGAGGAAATAGATGACAATTAAACAAAAAGGATATCTTGGTAATCAAAATCTAAAAGAAAGCGGAACCGAGATAGGGTTTACCGAAGAACAGGTAAAAGAATATATTAAATGTTCTCAGGATCCTATCTATTTTATAGAAAAATATATTAAGGTAGTTTCTCTTGATGAAGGTTTAGTTCCATTCAATTTATATGATTATCAAAAACATATAGTAGAAACTGTTGAGAATAATAGATTTGTTATTGCAAAACTTCCAAGACAGAGTGGGAAAAGCACAACTCTCATATCATACATTCTTCATTATGTTTTATTTAATCAAAATATGAATGTTGCGGTTCTTGCAAATAAACAATCTACTGCTATGGAAATATTAGGAAGGCTTAGATTAGCATATGAATATCTTCCTCTTTGGTTACAACAAGGAATAATAGAGTGGAATAAAGGCAGTGTTCAATTGGAAAATGGATCCAAAATAGTTGCTGCTTCAACTTCTGCATCTGCCATTCGTGGTGGTTCTTTTAACCTCATCTTCCTTGACGAATTTGCTCACATTCCTATGAATTTATCGGAAGAGTTTTTCAGTTCAGTTTATCCTACTATTACTTCTGGTCAGAAAACAAAAGTATTGATGGTGTCCACACCAAATGGTTTAAATATGTTTTACCATTTTTGGCGAAACGCAAACAAAAAAATTGGTGAGGAAGGGAGAAATGAATACATTCCAATTGAAGTTCATTGGAGCCAAGTTCCCCAATACCCCGGCGGACCTTTACGAGATCAAGAATGGAAGAGAGAAACAATTGCAAACACTAGTGAAGAACAATTTCAAACAGAATTTGAATGTGATTTTATTGGATCACAGAATACACTCATTTCGTCTAGTAAATTAAACTCTCTTTCTTGGGTTACTCCTAAAGTAAAAAACAAAGATGGGTTGTGGATATATGAAGAACCAAAAGAAAATCACACATATTTTATGACAGTAGATACCGCAAGAGGACAGGGTTTGGATTATAGTGCATTTGTTGTAATTGATGCAACACAAATGCCATATAAACTTGTTGCGAGATTTAAAAACAATATAATTGCTCCTATGGTATATCCTACAGTTGTTTCTACAGTTGCAAAGCAATATAATGATGCTCACGTTCTAGTGGAAGTTAATGATATTGGTGGTCAGGTAGCAGATATTTTACATGAAGATTTGGAATATGAAAACCTTTTATTTTGTACTCATATGGGAAGAAAAGGGCAAATAGTATCTTCTGGGTTTGGTTCTAGTGGGAAAGGAACAACCTATTATGGAGTCAGGACATCATCGGTAGTTAAAAAATTAGGATGTTCTATATTGAAAAGTTTATTAGAACAAGATAAAATAATAATTGAAGATATGGACACAATAAACGAGTTAACAACATTTGTTGCAAAATCCCAATCATACGAAGCAGATAATGGATATAATGATGATTTGGTGATGTCGTTGGTTTTATTTGCTTGGTTAACCAGACAAGATCATTTTAAAAATTTAATGGAATCTGATATAAGAAAAGAAATATATAAAGAACAAATAAAAAATGTAGAAGAAAAACTGTCTCCGTTTGGATTTATAGAAACTGGAATAGATGATGAAGGAGAATGGGATGGTGAAGATCGATGGTTTAAGGTGTGGTAAAAAGTCAAAAACTATAAATATTCTCGAAAGAAATAGTAAATTTTTATGTTTGAAACAGGAAATCTACTATTAATATTAAGATATCTTCAAGGAGCCCAACATGGCTAGACCAAATGTAACAGTATTAATAGATGATCAAAGTTATGTAGTACCAAATTCTGAATCCGGTTCCTTAGTGCGGGGTGGGGTATATTCTTTTAATGGGTTGGTATTAGCATTAGGAAACACTGCTGAAAGGCAACAAGGACTTATGGTGGTAAGCACTCCAAATGATTGGATTGCTAAGTTGCAAACTAGAGAAGCCACAGGTGTTGTGCCAGATAACCAATATCATTATACCGGTACTCACGCGGCAGGAACTACAGGTGCAGCGTGGCCATATGGACCTACTGGGAACTGGCAAAATGAGTGGTGGGCAGTCCACAACTACCTCCAATATGGTGGTATTTGTATTGTTGGTGCAACCGGTACTGACTCAAACAGGAGTGAGCCAACTGCTGGTGCTAACGCTTTAGCAGATAAATCCATTCCACTTGATGTGATCTTTGCAGCAACAGGTGGCACTTCTCAAGTGAATCTAGTTTCTACTGTTGCTAGTACCAGAGGAGATTGTATCGGTGTTGTCCCAGATTCCACAATAGGTCACCACACCTCCACGCCAACCAGGCAAGGAGGCGCTGATGAGTTTAATGTTTGTGTGTTTGGTAAAAAGAAACACTTAGACATTACTAGAGGTACAAACAACGATGGGACGACAAGTTTAGTTAGCACAATCTTGTGCCCAGATGTTGCTGGTGCCATTGCAAGAACAGATAGGGATGCAGCACCTTGGTACTCACCTGCTGGGTTCAAACGAGGATCAATATTAGATGTAGTAAGACTTGAGTATGATCTTGATGAGGGTGAACAAGACGTACTGTATGACTTAAAGATAAATCCTGTAGTAGCATTCCCCGGTGAAGGAACTGTTCTGTTCGGAGATAAAACCGGTGCCGCTAATACTAGTACCTTAAGTAGAATCAATGTTTCCAGATTGTTCATCTTCCTTAAGAAAACAGTTGGTGCAGCAGCAAGGGATAAACTCTTTGAAGTAAATGATGCATTAACAAGAGCATCTTTCGTGAATGCTGTTACACCAGTTCTTGAGTCAATACGAGCAAGACGAGGAATCTATGATTATAGAGTTGTTTGTGACGGTTCAAACAATACGGATGCACTTATAGATGCAAATCAATTCATTGCTGATGTATTCATTAAACCAGCAAAGAGTATTAATTATATCAGAATTACATTCACAAACAAGAACACAGCCGATTCTCTAGAATGAGAATAGAATAATATTAGGAGAATTATAAATGGTAGCACCTAGCCCACAAGCACATTCCAACGCAATATCAACATTCAAATCAGCGTTTGACGGAGGTACACGACCTAATAGGTTTATAGTTACCGGGGACATAGGCAGTCAAGGGTCCTTACCCAATCCTCTTTTAGTAAAGGCAGCATCTATGCCTGTACAGACATTGGGTGTTATGCAAGTTCCTTTCCGTGGAAGAGTTGCAAAACTTCCCGGTGATCGTGCATATGCCGAATGGACTATTACTCTACTTGATGAGGCTGGAGCATCAAACGCAAGACAAAAATTTGAAGCATGGCATGAAAAGTTTAACACTCATAAGGAAAATATAACAGAGCAATCTGTAATTTCTGGTCTTGGTGAGGAATATACCACATGGACAGTTACTCAACTAGACATGCAAGGAAATGAGTTAACTGGTAGAACTATAAGATTATTTAATTGTTGGCCTGTAGAAGTGGGAGCAATTGATTTAACATATGATTCTGCTGACTCATTGACTGAATATACTATTACTCTTGCATATGATTATATTGAACGGGCACCAAATACTGGAAATGCTGCGGGTGGGGGTAATGCTGCCTCATCGAATTCAGCGGATACAGGAGGGGTTGAGTAGTGGTGAGGTGGGTATCAGTTCACCTGATTCCTTTTTTTTCTTATACATAATATGAGAAACTTTTAAAAGGATCCTATATTATGCCTCTAGATATTTTTGGGTTTTCCATAGGGAAAAAACAACCACGACCAGTTGAAACGAAAGAGAAATCTTTTGTTGCACCGGATGATTATGATGGTACATACACCTTAGAAACTGGTGGAGTTTTCGGTACAGTTATCGACTTCGCCGGTTCTATTCGTGATGAAAATCAATTAATTAACCAATACCGCACAATGGCTTTATTTCCAGAAGTAGATCAAGCAATTGAAGATGTTATTAATGAAGCAATCATTTCAGATATTCAACGAAAGCCAGTAAGATTAGATTTAGAACATATTGATCTTTCGGATAACATCAAGAATAAAATATATTCAGAATTTCAAGGTATTCTTAAATTATTAGATTTTGGGAATAAAGGATCAGATATATTTAGAAGGTGGTATATTGATAGTAAATTATACTATCATATAATAATTGATACAGAAGCACCCAGAAAAGGTATTCAGGAATTAAGAAGTATCGATCCTGTTAATATAAAAAAGATCAGAAAGGTAGAAAAGGAACAAACGCATGTGGGGACAAATAAAGTTCCCTTTGTGAAAAGGGTTGAAGAATTTTATCTTTACACAGATACCAGCAAGGATTCTGTAAATCCCACATCAAGCGCAGGGATTAAAATTTCTCCAGATTCTATCTGCTATTCTCATTCCGGTGTTTTGGATTCTAAATCTAAAAGGGTTGTTGGGTATCTTGCAAAAGCAATCAGACCAGTAAATATGCTAAGGCAAATAGAAGATGCAGTAGTAATTTACCGAATATCTAGAGCCCCAGAACGTAGAATTTTCTATATTGATGTTGGTAATCTACCAAAGCAAAAAGCAGAACAATATCTCAGAGATATTATGAATCGCTATAGAAACAAACTAACATACAACGCTTCCACTGGAGAAATTACAGACGGAAGAGATCACCTTCATATGCTTGAGGATTATTGGCTACCACGAAGAGAGGGTGGTAAAGGAACTGAAATTACTACTCTTGATGGTGGACAAAATCTTGGTGAAATGGAAGATGTAGATTATCTTTTAAAGAAAGTATACCGTTCGTTGAATGTTCCTGTTAGTAGAATGGAATCCGACAGTGGGTTTAATCTAGGAAGAAGTGCAGAAATATCCAGAGATGAAGTGAAGTTCTTTAAATTTATTGAAAAGATTAGAAATCGTTTCTGTGATATGTTCGCTCAATTGATTAAAACACAATTGATACTGAAGGGAATAATAAAACAGGAAGATTGGGATAGAATTTACCAAGATTTTAGATACATCTTCAATGAAGATTCGTATTTCACAGAATTAAAACAAACAGAGTTGATGAAAGAAAGATTAGATATCTTAAGCCAATTAGATGAATACATAGGAAGGTATTATTCTGTTGACTGGGTACGGAAGAATGTTCTGCGTCAAACAGAAGAAGAGATCAGAGAAATAGATACTCAAATGAATAAAGAAAAGGCTTTAGAGCCACCAGAAGAAGAAACGGGAGATTTTTAAATGGAAAATATAAATAATATGATAAAACATGCTTTATTAGACGATAAAGATTCATTTTATGATTTGTGTAAGAAAGAAATGGAAGAAAGAATTTCCAATAGTTTATCTGATAGTGGGAAATTGGTTTCAAAAAATCTTCTCCATACTGCGGGTATAGAAGAAGCAAGAAATGCAACAACTTATTCTTTCCCGTCAGCATCAATCGCAAAGAAATTTATTTCTGCTAGTACCGATATGGGAATTAATAAAAGATCATTTTCTTTAAATTCCAACAATGTATTGGTTTCTGAGATTAAAAACAATGAAATGAAAAAAATGCTTGAGATGCTTGTAAAGGATATGAAAGGAAAATTAAGAGAAGAGTTTTCATTCATTAACGCCATTAAAGAATCTTTAGACTCTAATTCTAGTTCTTCTTTTATTACAGAAGATGGTTCAAATATACATATTAAATTAGAAGAAGCAAAGTCATTTTCTGCGGTTCATGATCTTCTTAGTGATGAAAATCAAACTAGGATGCGGAACCTAATAGAGAAGTCAGAAGACGACTACAACAAAATTATTGATTTTTGTAAAAATCAATTCAAACAAGATTGAGGAATAATTATGTTATCAGAAAATATCCTAAAAAATCTCTCACAAGGCAATTTAGTTCAAGCCAAAGAGGAAACCGAAAGCCTTTTATACCAAAAACTTAACGATGCTATTGGTAATTTTGAAACAAACTATATTTCTGATGTTTATTCCCAATCAAAAGGTGTAGCATCAATTGTTGCTGAAAAGAAAAAAGCCAATGATGACGAGGAAGAAACCAAGTATGCCAAGTCTACTGATAAAGAAAACGATTCAGAAGATGATTCTGGTGAAACACTTGATCCTGTAGGAAAGGGTGATGATGATATAGACAACGATGGTGATTCTGATAGTTCTGATGATTACTTGAAAAACAGAAGAAAGAAAATCGGAAAAGCAATTGATAAAGATGAACCTGATGAGACTAACGAGCAAAGTTCTGAATTACAAGAACTTGCTCCTTTGGCTGGTCTTGCAGTAAAGGGTGCTATGATGCTAGGTAAAGCAGCATTGTCGAAGACAGGAATGGCTGCTGGTGCTGGTTATATGGTAGGTAAAGGAAAAAAGGATTGGAAACAGAAACAAGCAGAAGTGGGTGAAGATACATTGGATGAAATTTCTCCTTTGGTTGGAGCGGCCGCGGCAGCAGGTGCTGGTTATGTTGTAGGTAAAAAAGTAGGAAAAGATAAAGAAAAGAAAAACCAAGTAGCCTCTGAAGGATGGAAAGCAGCAGGAGCAGGAGCCGGTGTTGGTGCAGTAGTGGGTGGTCCCATAGGTGCAGCAGTGGGTGGCGCTCTTGGTTCTAGAGTAGGTAAAAAGAAGAAAGAAGTGAATGAAACAGACGCTGAGTCAGTACGGCAGTCGGCCCGGGCACACGAACGTGCAGTTGGCGCAAAGCCAGGAACAAATGTCTCGGCTAAAGTTAACGGTAAGACATATGACACAAGTATAAAAGAGGGCGACAAATGAAACTAATAACAGAAATGATTGAAGATGTCCAATACCTAATTGAAGAGGATGATGGTGGTAAAAAGAACCATTTCATTCAAGGTACTTTTATGCAAGCAGAGCAGAAGAACCGAAATGGTAGAGTATATAAAAAAAACATATTAGAAAAAGAAGTAAATCGATATGTTAAAGAATCGGTAAATAAAAATAGAGCAATGGGGGAATTGAATCACCCGCAAGGACCAACTGTGAATCTAGATAGAGTTTCTCATATGATCAAAGAACTTAAATTTGAAGGTAATGATTGTGTTGGTAAAGCAAAACTTCTAGACACCCCTATGGGAAATATTGCAAAGAATTTAGTAAGTGAAGGCGCACAACTTGGTGTATCGTCTAGAGGAATGGGTTCATTGGAAGAAAAAAAGGGTATCAATTATGTAAAGGATGATTTTATGCTTTCTGCTGTTGATATTGTAGCAGACCCATCTGCTCCCGGTGCCTTTGTAAATGGTATCATGGAAGGAAGAGAATGGGTATGGGAAAATGGCATCATAAAAGAAAAAGACATAAGTTCATATCAAAGAATGATTGAAAAGGCAAATGTTAAAGAGTTACATGAAAAGGCACTATATGTCTTTAAAGATTTTCTTTCAAAACTGTAATTTTAATACATAAAACATAGACTGATATAATAGGATTGTATTATATATGGATAAAAAAACAACATTAGATCTTGTTGAATCTCTTTTAGAAGATGAAACTCTATTTGAAAATGGAGATCATGATCATGATCATGAT